CACGGCAAAAATTCACGCACGATCCTGCGCCCTTCTTGAGGCATTCTTGAGCGATCCTTACCCTATTTGCGTGGATCTTCACGAAGCAAAATCGAAGGTGATGGATTATGTCGAGTCGGTCGAGGGAGGTCGGACTGTTGCTGGTCGCTGGATATACGCGGCGATGCGTCGGTTCCGCGTCGATATGCAGCGCGACGATCTCCGCATGGATTGGGAGTCGGTCGCCGCGGTATCGCGGCACTTCACCGACTTGACGCTGGTAGGCGATGACAGCGGCAAGGCGTTCGAGCTTCACCCGTGGCAACTGTGGGTCATCGCCAACCTCTGGGGCTGGCGATGGGCCGAGGACGGGCGCCGTCGCACGAAGCTCGGGATCGTCCAGGTCGCCAGAGGCAATGGCAAAACGACCCTGATGGCGGGCCTGGCGCTGTTCGACCTCATGGCCAGCGACGGTCGCCGGGTACATGTGATAGCAAACAACGAAGAGCAAGCCGCGATCTGCCTCGATACCGCCCGCACCATGATGCGCCGACGAGACCTTCCCGACTGGGATGTGCTCTGGGATCGCGTCGAGAACAAGAAATCAGACTGCCTGTTCACAGGCTTGCCGGCGCTCGAGCGTTCACTTGATGGCCTCAACCCATCGATGTGGATCGCTGACGAGGCAGCGGAATTCAAGGGCCGTTTCCTCACCAAGCTCCTTACCACGGGCAGCAAGCGCAAGGAATCGCTCGGCGTGATCATCACGACGCCGGGCAGCAATCCCGAGAACCACTACAGCGAACTGGTGGCGAACGCCGAGAGCATCCTGCAGGACGAGATCACCGATGATTCGGTGTTTGCCGCGCTGTACGGCATTGACCCAGCAGACACGCCCGATGATGAGGCGGCCTGGCCGAAGGCGAACCCGGGCATGCCGTACGGTCAGCCGGACCGCACGGCGCTGCGGCGCAGCTGGAACACGATGAAGCGAAGCCCGATGGGGCGCTCCGAGTTCATCCGCTACCACTGTGCGCGCACCGACGAAAATACGGGCGGCTGGCTCGACATGCAGCTATGGCCGGGCGGCGAGACTCCCGATTGGGAGGCGCTCAAGGGCCGCCCAGCGTGGGTCGGGCTCGACCTCTCGAAGTCGTTGGACATGACGGCGCTCGTACTCGCGATCCCTCTGGATGACGGCAGCGTCGCGCTGAAGGGCCACTACTGGTGGCCGTCCGAGGATGTCGCCAAGCGGGAGCTTGACTACCGCATGCCCGTCCGCACTTGGGCCGCAGAGAAGCGGCTACGGCTGACGCCAGGGCGCGAGATCGATTACGAGAGCGTTCGCGCGTGCCTGAACCAGCTTCGAGACGAGTACGACCTACGAGGCGTCGGCTACGACGCATGGGGAAGCAAGTATTTAGTCGAGGTCTGCGAGGCAGACGGCATCCCGATGACGGCGTACCGGATGGGCATCGCGACCTTCGGACCGGGCTGCCAGCTGTGGCAGAACCTGTGGGCGGGCGGAAAACTCCGCATAGGCGATGACCCCATCATGCGCCGCAGTTGTGCCGAAGCGCAGGCCCAGCAGGACCGAAACGGGAATGTCCGACCCGTCAAGTCGCGGAATTACTGCATCCTCGACCCTCTGGTGGCAGGCATCATCGCCATCCACTGCTGGGGAGGGAAGCGCGCGTCCTGTTATGAATCCGAGGTTTAGGACGGGCACTAACTGTTAGTCGCGGCAAATATACCGCCGTGCTACGGGATTTCCTGCGCCGTCTGTTTGTCGCACCATACAGCGCCACGATCCTCCAGGAATCGTCGGGCGCGATCCCGTTCGTCGGCCCGTCGAACGCGCTGCGGTACACGCCCGTCTATCGCGCGGTCACCCTGATCGCGGGAGACATCGCGCGCATCGAATGCGACATCAGCGCGCCCGGCGCCGACTCGCTGCTGAAGTCGCCGAGCCGATTCATGTCGGCTTTCGAGTTCCGCCGCGCGATGACAATGCAAGTGCTGCTGTACGGCAACGCATTCGCCGCGATCAACAAGACGCGCGGCGGCGAGCTGCTTGAGCTGATCCTGCTTGAGCCTGACAGCGTCTCCCTTGACCTTACCAAGACAGAGCCGATCTACAAGACGCGCCTGTACGGCGACCTGACGATGGATCAGGTCTTTCATCTGAAGGCGCCGAACACGAACGGCATGTGGGGCGAGTCGCCCGTCAGCCTTTGCCGCACATCGCTCCAGCTGATGGCCGCACAGGAAGACATGGCGCTCAAGGCGTTCTCGAACGCCGGAAATCCGAAGATCGCGCTGGTGCATCCCGGTCCGCTTTCGCTTGAGGCGCGCCAGCGCATCATGGCCGACTACGAGTCGAAGCACGCGGGCACATCGAACACGGGCAAGCCGCTGGTCCTTGCCGAAGGAATGCGCATCGAACGCATCAGCTCGACGCTAGACGATGCGGGCCTCCAGGCTGCGCGCGACTACAGCATCGACGATGTGTGCCGAATCTACGGAGTACCCGGGCTGTATCTCGGTCAAGCAGGAAGCGGAAACGCATACGGATCGCTTGAGTGGACAGGTCGACAGTATGTGGATGGATGTCTCCGCACATGGATCGAGTGCTGGTCAAGCGAGATCAAGGCAAAGCTGGCAGGACCAGGCGAATCCGTTTCCTTTGACGCAGATGATCTGCAGCGCCCAGGCATGGCCGAAACGATGGCCGCGCTCCGCACCGCCGTCGAGGCCGGCGTGATGACGAGGAACGAGGCGCGCGAGGAGCTTGACCTTGCGCCGCTGCCCGGCCTCGACACGCCGACTCTCGCGCTTAATGTCGGCGCCGGAGGCGGCTCGACCAACATCGGCAACGACACAAGCGAAAGCGCGGGGACTCCCAATGATTTCTAGACGCGACTTCACCGCGGCCGAGCAATCCATCGACGGGCGCACCCTCGCCGGATACGCCGCCGTCTACGGGCAGGACTCCCGCGAGATCGTGGAGGGTGGGCGCAAGTTCGTCGAGCGCATCGCGCCGGGCGCGTTCAACGAAACGCTCTCGAGCGGCGCCGATGTGAAGCTTTACTACAACCACGACGCATCGATGCCGCTTGCGCGCACGCGCTCCGGCACGCTGCAGCTCAAGAGCGACCGGAACGGGCTGTCGTTCAGCGCCTCGCTGCCCGAGACAACGCTCGGCAACGATGTTCGCGCGCTCATTGAGCGCGGCGACCTAAGCGGCGAGATGTCGTTTGGTTTCTTCGTTGTCGAGGATTCGTGGTCCAAGGACCGCAGCCAACGACTTGTCAAGAAAGCAAATCTCGTGGAGGTGTCCATCGTTCAGGACGCCGCCTACCCCCAGACCAGTTCGAGCCTGCGGAGTGTTTCCGCGGCATACACGGAGGCCGCGTACCTGCGGCTCGCACTTCATTTCCGAAGGATGACAGACCATGTCCGATGAGTTGAATGAGCTTCAGTCGATCACCCACGAGTACCGCAAGTCCCTTGCGGCGTACGAGGCCCGCACGGGCCGCGCGCCGCAGACCGTCGACCACCGCGGCAGCGGCGAGGAGCGCGAGAAGTTCGCGAAGATGGACGCTGACCTGACCGCGTCCGAGCTCATCGCGCAGAACAAGGCGCTGGAAGCCCGCCTTTCCAAGCTTGAGTCGCAGCCGACGCTCGAGCCGCGCGCAAGCCTTCGCACGACCGATCAGGCGCTCGACGCGAGCTACCGCTGGTGCAAGGCGATCTGCACCGGCGACGCCGCCGAGCTCCGCGTGCTCACCAAGGGAAGCACCACCAACGCGCCTGTGCCGACCGACATGGAGCGGATGATCATCAACCGCATGTACCAGGCGTCGGTGCTGCGGCAGATCGCGAATGTGCAGACGATCAACTCGAACCGAACGATCACCGTCGAGGCGAGCATTCCGACGGCCAACTTCGTGGCGGAAGAAGGCTCGGTCACCGCGGCTGATCCGACCTTCGACGCCGTGTCGGTCGTGCCGCGCAAGGTGGTCGCCGCAAACACCATGTCGCAGGAGTTCATCGATGACGCGATCGGCTCCAGCGACATTGGCAGCGTGGTGAACTGGGTCACCGAGCGCTTCGCGGTCGCCCTCGCGCGGCGCTGCGATCAGGCGTACACGGTCGGAAACACCGGCGCTACCGTGCCTGAGCCGCAGGGCATCGGCGCAACCAACTCGACTTCGTGGGCGACCACGAACTCGGGTCGCATCATCAACCAGGGCGTGTCGCTGACCGAGGACCAGACCGTAACCGACATCACGGCCGACAATGTCATCGACTGCATTCACGCCGTGCCGCCCCAGTACCGCACCTCGCCGCGATTCCGCATCCTCACCTCCGATGCCGGCGTCCGCGCGTTCCGAAAGCTCAAGCTCAACAACGAGTACATCTGGCTGCCGCAGGGCTTCACCGCGAACGCCAACTCGCTGACCGCTCCCGCGCCCGGCACGATCTACGGCGTTCCCTACAGCATCGGCGAGTATGTGCCCAGCACTGCGGCGCAGACCTCGACCGGCGCGAATGTCCGCGGCTCGGCGCTGTTCATCGTCGGCGACTTCAACTACTTCGGCATCTTTGACCGCGTCGGCCTGAACACCATGATGGACCCGTACAGCGGCGCCGCGAACATGCGCACCACGGTCTACATGTGGCTGCGCACCGATTCCAAGATCCTGCTTCCGCAGGCCTTCGCGGCGATCTACTCGCCGAACGCCAGCTGATCTCTCCCTTCTCCGGTCGCTCGGCGGGGAAACCCGCCGCGCGGCTTTCATGAGCATTCCGCTCTCAACAATCAAGTCGGCGCTGAAGATCGACTACGCCGACGATGACATCGACCTGATCCGCCTCCGAGAGGCGGCGACGGCCCTTGTCGAGCGCCGGACCGAGCTGTTGCTGTCGCCACAGGCGCGCACGCTGTACCTCGCCGATTGGTCGCACACGCTGATTCCCGACCATCCGTTCAACAGCCTCACCAGCGTGACCTACTACAACGGGTCGAATATCCTCACCACGATGCCATCGAGCGACTACTGGGTGGACAGAACGGACGGGCCGATGGCGCGCATCCGTTTCCTCGAGGCGCCGACGATCTACGAGGGCACGGCGATCAGCGTGAACTACAACGCCGGCTACAGCTCCGTACCGAACGAGATCACGCACGCGATCATCGCGATGGTCGGCGCCTGGTACAACAATCCCGAGGCGTTCCAGCCCATCGGGCTGACCACGGTGCCGCTGTCGGTCGAGTACATCTTGAGTGCTGTCGGCACGGGAAGCAGGATCCGATGATCTCGGGCGGCGTGCTCCGATGGACCGCGACGGCGACGCAGCCATCCGCGACGCTCGACGCAATCGGAATGCGCGCCACCACTTGGACCACGCTTGGCACATTTCGCTGCGACATGCGCGAGGACAGCGCAGGCGAGCAGAGCTACGCGGACGGCGTCGCTGTTGTGCGCAATGTCGAGATCCGCGCGCGCTGGCAGGCGGTGCAGGGCATCGGCCTCACCGAGCTTTGCCGGCTGACCGTCCGCGGCAGGACGCTTCGAATCAACAGCATCAGGAACCTCGACGAGGCCGACCGCGTGGCCGTCATCCAGTGCACGGAGGTGAACTGATGCCGGGCGTGAACATCGAGCAGGACATCAGGACGATGCTCGTCGCCTACGCCGGGCTGACCAGCGCGATACCTGCGGCGCGCATCTCGCACGGATACAGGCTCCAGGACGGCGCGCTTCCCGCGCTCACCTACGAGATCAGCAGCCTGTCGCAGGAGAGCATCGGCGGCGGCGCGACGGTTCGCCTAGCGACCGTCGAGCTCAACATCGTCGCCGCGACGACCAAGGCTGCGCTCGACATCCTTCCCGCGCTTCGCATCGCTTGTGCAGCCGGGACATACGGAATCACGGATTTCGACGCCGTCATCTGGAGGCAGCATGTGACCTCGCCGGCGTCGGTCGGCGAGGGTGACGAACAGGAACCAGCCGAGGTCACGGCGACCATCGACATCTACTACAGGGAATAACACATGGCGATCAACGCAGCTCTTACCTCCTTGACATGGCGCGGTACCACCGTTCCAGCAGTTGGTTCTGTTTCAATCAGCATTTCGCGTCCAGCCATCGACATCACGCCTATCGGTACCCCGACCGCGGACTACATTGCTGGAATCTCTTCGGCAACAGGCACGCTCGATCTCTTTTTTGATGAGGGCGATGCGCCGCATGTAACCATCTTTGGCGACATCAATGGTCACACTCCGACCAGTGGAACCATAGTCATCACGCTGGAAAGTGGAACCACCATCACCGGCAAAGCATTGGTGACAGGCTACGAAATCACCGCCCAGGCGCAGAATGTGATTCGTGCGACTGTGCAGCTGCAATTCCGGGAGGACTCTAGCTCTACCGCCCTTGCGCTTGCCCTTGCATGAGCATCCGTGACGCACTCACGCTCAAGCCAAAGACCGTCGACATCGACGGCCACGCCGTCACGCTTCGGCGTCCGAGCGCGCTCGACTTGCTGGACGCGCTTGAGGAATCGAAGCGCGCGCCAGAGCGGCTGTACCTGTGGCTGGTGTGGCGGCATCTGATCGAAGACGGGCGCCCGGTGTTCGCGTCCGTGGACGAGGTCGGCGGGTGCGACGCCCGCATGGTCCAGATGATCGGAAGGCAGTGCGAGCTCCTCTACGAGGAAGGCCGGGACTGACCAAGGCGCAGCGCACGGTGCTGGACTGCGCCTTGAAATGGATGAGCACCGATCTTGATTCCATCTCCGTGGTGTTGATCAATGGCGCGCTTGAGATTCCCGACTGGACAGGCATCCGCCGCAGGCTTGACCAGCTTGCCGGGAAGAACGACCGCGCGAGGCGCGGGCTACATGTCCGCGGGAATTGACGCCGACAGCATCAGGCGCCTGAATGCGGTGCTACAGCGGTTTCCGAAGAGGATGCGGAAGACGATTGCAAAAGACGCCTTGCGTCCTTGGGCACAAGCCGTGCGGAAGGCAGCGCGTTCATTCGCATGGAAGAACGCCGTCAGGACCAAGCAGCAGCTTTCCTACAAGGTCAAGTCATACAAGAAGCATGTGTGGGCCGGCGTCGGCGTGAAGACCGAGACGATTCACACACCGAAGGAAGCCCGCCTAGGGCGCTTGTCGCCGTTCGTCGGATGGAAGTCGCACTTCATGGAGGTCGGCTGGCACGCGTTCCCGAAGGGCAAGCGCGGCAACGACGCGCGGCGCGAGGTCGGCGCAAAGAACCTTCGCATCGCCCGCGGCGAGGCGTTTACCAAGCAGATCACCGTGTATAGGAACGGCAAGCCGCACATTCGCACCATCAAGGAGCGCGCCTCGAAGGTGAGCAAGACGAGCGGAACGGGCGGCGGCGGTCGCGGCTGGCGGCGCGGAGTCCGCGGATACAAGGGCGCATTCCAGAGCCAGTACGCGCGGCACTACCTGTTCAAGGCGGCTATGGTGGGCAAGCAGATCATCCGCGGCCTGATGAACAAGGCTGTGGGGCGCGCCATCGTCGAAGCGCGGAAAGGCACCGCATGAGCGCACTTCCATATCTAACAATTCCGGTAAAGGTCGACACGGCGAATGTAGACGCTGGCATGAAAAAGGTCGAGAAGACCGTGGCCGACAGCGCGGCGCGGATAGGGAAGATCAAGGCTGCGGTTATGCCTGGGCTTGGCGCTCTCGGCGCTGGTCCGCTCGGCGGCGTCCTTGGTGGCGTCGCCGGCATGGGTGGCGCTGGCATGGGTATCGCGGGCGTCGGTGCCGCTTTCATGGGACCGATCCTCGCCGCAAACAGATTGCAGGACGCTCTCGACGCGCAGACCAAGGGGGCATCGCAGGCGTTTGAGGAATACAAGAAGACAGGCGTCCAGACGGCGCAGATCAATGCTGTGCTTCTTGAACGGCTTGCCGCGATTGAGAAACAACAGGCTGGCGGAAGGCCGATGGGATTCATGGCTGCCTTCGAGCAAGCCAACATCTCGGTAAACATGGCCACATTCAGCGAGGGCATGTCGCAATGGTGGAAGAAACGGGCGACCGAGGCTGGTGCCTTCCTTGGCAGCGCTGCCGGCGGTGCAACCGTAAGGGAAGCATCGCTTGAGGCGCAGATTTCCACCGCGGGCGAGGGTGAGGCAATGCAATTAAAGGCGGAGCTCGACAGATATCGCGAGCTCAAGAAGGCAGGGCTAGTTGGTCCCAGCGCGTCAAGCCCGCAGATCGGTCCGGGCGGCGTGTTTGTGCCGAGCCGAGAAATCACCGAAATGAATCGCAACATCGCGCAGATGACAAGGCAGGGTATCTAATGCCGGCAGCCACATACGAAAAGACTATGACCGATGTCGTGGTGCAGCTCGGAGAACTCGGTCAGCCGCGGACCATCACGCAGCAGATAACCGTTCGCCGCGGCGACAACGGCTTCATCACGATTGACACCGAGATCAAGCAGATACAGGCGGACGGGCTTATCCCGACCCTGAACGCCCAGTACAGCACCACGCCGCCAACGGGAATGACCTGGGAGCAATACTGCCGCTGCCGCGACATCAGCTATCGCACGGTCGCCGGCGGCAAGGCCATTGTCTTCACGGTGGTCTGGTCCACGCTCTACACCGATGACATCGGAGCGGGATCGTTGTCCTATGTGCTCCCGTCATCGACCGAGTACACCGCCCGCACGCGCGCGACCAACACCTACCGCACCGGATGGGCGGTCAATCCGTCGAACACCAATGCCACCGCCGACATTGGCGGCACGGCGGTGAGCAACGGCACGCAGCCGATCTCCATCCAGGTGGGCCAGGTGCAGATCCGCGTACGCCTTACGCTGGATGCGTCCGTGAACGACATGCTCTACGCCGCCACGGGGCTCTCGACATACATCAACAAGATCAATAGCGATCCGTTTGCAGGATGCGCAGCCGGCACGCTGATCTGCGAGGGCGTGACCGTCCAAAAGAGCTCGGCTGGCTTTGAGTTCTACGAGGCGATATTTGAGTTTCTATTCGATCCGTTCTTTCACCTGGAACAGGTCTGCGACTCGGACGAGAAGGGGTCACCAAAGCTTGCAAGCGGCGTTCCAAGCGTGGTCAAGTGGAAGCGACCCGCGCGAACGCCGACCGACTTCAACGCCATATTCGGGACGCTGCCGCTGTCCGCCGCCGACGCCAGGTGGCGTACCCGCACCATTGAAGGATGGTGGACATGAGGCCGATGGATCGCCAGCTGCGTGCGTCGGTGCTCGACCTGAACCGGGCCGCGCGGGAATATCCCACGCCGTCGCCGTATTACCCGACGCTGATGAAGATCACCGACGCATCGGCGATCTCCGGCCAGGACAAGCGATGGCTTTACACCGTGGTCGAGGCGACCATCGACACGGGCGCGAGCTATTCCCCAGCTTTGTCCGTGAATACGGGCGCCTATTCTGCGTTGAGCGTGTCGGAACTAACTAACAACATGGCGACGAACACATATAGTTACGGCGTCGCCAAGGCGAATGTGCCTGCGGGATTCTCGGCGGTGCAGATCCCCATCGGCACCTATGTGATGTGCGTGCCGTACTGGCGGTCAGACAGCAGCTCCATCTACCTGATCATCAACACGCAAGCCATTGACGGAACCTGCACATGAGCGCCGAGCAACTTGATGTGGTCATCGAACAGGGCGCGACATTCGCGCAGCTTTGGCAAATCCTCGACAAGGATCTGACCGCGGGCTACACATTCGCCGCTACATTCCGCACGGGGCACGCGGCTTCAGGCACCGTGCTTGCCCTCACCAGCGCCGGAGGCACGCTTGTGATCACCAAGAGCGGAAACCACACGCACTGCACGGCGAATGTCACGCCGGCCACCACGGAGGCGCTCTCTGCTCCGTCATCCGGCGTGTACGACATCGAATACACCCAGACATCGACGGGCATCAAGGTCCGCGCCGTCGAGGGTTCCTACTACATCACTCCAGAGGCGACGAGGTAGAAATGCCGCAGACCACTCTTATCGCGACGGGTCCATCGAACGCAGGCAACTTCGCGCAGTTCTCGTCGGCAGTCAACGGCGAGGCGGCGGTGACGATCCGCAATGTCTCCAACGACTGCAACTTCGTCTTCAATGTGTCGAACGCGACGGACGCAGCCGCCGAGTTGACCGCGAACCGCGTCTATATCGTTCCAGGTTCGACGATGCCGGTGACGATCCGATGCAACCCGTCCACGACTTGGATCCGATCGAACGCAGCCGGCACATCCGCCATGTATGTCATGCTCAACTGGTGAACCAACATGCCTACCCAAGCCGTAAAAGTCACCGCGCTCGTCTCCACCGGAAACTGGACGCAGATCTCGACCTTGCAAGGACGCGTCAGATGTGCGATCTACGCGGTCGCCGCGTGCGACATCGTGACGAACGCAGTCGACGCGACCGCAGCTGCGGCAGAGAACACCGCAGGGCGCGTGTTCCAGGTGCCCGCGGGGACATTCCCGCAGCTGGTCGATCTCGATCCGTGCAAGACATGGGTGAGAAGCGGCGGCGCACAGACCAATATCCACTTCCTCTTCAACTGGTGATCACATGGATGTCGCCACCCTTGCCGGCGCGCTCGGCGTCATCGCATCAATCGTCTCCACCACGATGATCGTCGTGGGGAAGTTAACGCGCGTCGAGGTCATGCTCGCCGAGCTGCGCGCCCAGATGAGCGGATACGAGCAGCGGATCGCGACGCTCGAGAGAAGGATCAACGACCATGACTAACAGGAACACGACTCTCGCCGGCATCGGCGCGATCATCGCCGCGGTCGGCGGCATCGTCTCGACATGGCCGAACCCGGATTGGTCGACGGCCATCGCCGCGATCATGGCGGGCCTCGGACTCATCTTCGCGCGCGACGCAAAGAAGGCCGATGCTTGAGCGGATCGCGGCACAGGTGGCGGTGGCGATCCTCGCTTGGCTTGACAAGCGAATCGACCGCGCGAGTGTTGCCGTGGATGCTGATCTTGATCCTGATCGGCTTCGCCGCGCTGGCGCTCGCATCAATGAATGGCTGCAGCAGCAGCAGGACGGTATTCGTCCCGGAAGAAAGCCCGATGAGGGTGGGACCAAGGGCTGAACTGCGCGTGTATCACCGAGTCGGCGGCGAGTGGACGCTTTCCGAGAACGCCATCCGCATACCGGAGGGGTGGTACCTGGTGCCTCCTTCATTCGTCAAATGAGCACGCATCGTCTCTGCTGCTGCGGCCCGGGGACTCCGACCACATGCGCGGACACATGCGACTTCGCGTCGAGCTATGTGGTGTCGCAGCTCACTGGATCCTTCAGCGGCACACGCATCGCGCGGGGAGTCGTCTCGAATCCGTGCGTCCTAAACGCGTGTCATGTGGATCAGGAGGAGGCGGGTTGGTACGGATGCGGGGCGATGTTCGAGTTGAGCGTCACATGGTCGCAGCCTTCGGCGGTGACCTTGTCGAGGTCCACCGTCAGCGGAGGCGCATGCTGCTACCAGGCGAACGGATATCTCGATGTGGAGTGGAGCTTCAAGATCACCGAAAGGCACGCGTGCTGCGTGCCCTCACCGGATGTGGTGTGCGACAATGAAGACACCATCACAGGCTCGATGCTCGTCCCATTCTGCCTGACGGTCACATGCATGCTGAACGCGTACGGCGCAGACGATGGATGGCTGCACAACCTCTCCATCTGCAGCTTCCCGATGGGAAACATAAACATCATCGAGCCTTCCCTGTGCAACCCGTCGACCACTTGCTCGACCACGACGGTCGGCGCGATGTGCGCGGGCATGTCCTGGAGCTGGAAGACGCCGATCAAGGCGCTTGATGCCTTGGTTTCATCCGATTGGACGGCGTTGGGCTACTGCATGCCCGGCAAGTCGTGCAGCTCGGTCGTGGAGGGCGGCACGCTGGGCCAGGATCCATGCATGCAGGAGGTGACGATGAACACCCAATACAACGGGCCGTTCTCGGTCGCCGCCATCGATGACTACCAGACGGCTCCCGCGACATGCTCGCTCTCTGCATCGGCGCAGCTTTGCTGGCAGACCGGGACCATCGCGGGGAACGCCTGGCGAGTCAATCCGTGGTGCGATCCTTCGGGCGATTGGGATGTTTCGACGGATTGCTGGGAGTGGACCTTCTCAACGAACATCGGCATCCCGAGCTATGCCTGACTGCCGCTTCATGATCGACGGCGAGTGCCGCAATCGGCTTGCGCTGCCCGTCTACGGGCCTCGCCCGTCCAAGGGCATCTGCGACCAGTGCCAGCATCGGAACGGCTTGCGCGGGCTTGGCGACGCCCTAGCGTGGATTCTGTCGTGGACCCCAGCCAAGCGCCTGCAAGCCAAGGGCTGCAGCGGCTGCAATCGCCGACAGGAACGGCTGAACCAGATCGCACCCGCCCCACCGGCTAGAAATTGTGGAAAGTGCAGGAAATCGGCTAAAGCGCCTTGACGATCCTGCCGACATTGTTACCGTGAGAGTAACAATGCGAGACACACAGTCGAGATTCGAGATGCAAGCGCGCAGCCTGTGTAGGCGCGTGCTGGATCATGGAACCCTGACGGGCGACGCGCAGTGCCTCGCCGTCATCGTACTGGAGCTGCTGGATGAACGAAGAAGAGAAGCCCAAGCCCCGCGCGATTTCCGTTCGGGAGAGTACCTACCAGATGATCACCGCGGAGGCGCGCCGGCTCGGGATTTCGCGTGCCGTGCTGGTTCGCTTCGCGGTGGAATCCTTCATCAACAAGGCGAAAGCCAAGGAGACGCGTGATGCTTGAATGGATCATGGGCGCCGCATTCGCGGCTGCGTGCGTGTTCATGCTGCTGGCGACGCTCTGGCCGCTGATGGCCGAGCCGGGAAAGGATGGGTGGGACGATGTCGACTGAACTGACCAAGGCAAAGCCGGTGCAGAATCCCGCGCTTGAGCCGCTGCGGCACCAAGTCGGCATCGTGCAGGCGCTCGCGCCACAGGTGCTTTCCCGATACGCCATCCAGCTGCAGGGCAAGACCTATGTACAGGTCGCGGGGGCGACATTGATCGCCAACGCGATGGGCTACACCGTGCGCGAGGTCGAGGTCAAGCGCGTCGATTTCGGCGGCGGCGTCACGGGCTGGGAGGCCACTGCCGAGATCCTCGACCTCGAGACGGGCACCATCATCGGGCGCGGCTCTGGCATCGTGACCGATGACGAGAAGCCGTGGGGAACGCGTCCGCAGTTCGCGCGCCGCGCAATGGCCTCGACCCGCGCCGCGGGCAGGGCTCTTCGCCTGAGCATGGGCCACCTCTTCGCCTACCTTGGCGACAAGGTCGCCACGGTGACGCTCGAAGAGATGCCGGAGGATTCCAAGTGAACAACAACATCGCAGGCGAACTCCATGTCCACCTCGACCGTTCGGAACTTGACGAATCGCAGCCCGATGTGGACCTGATTGCGTGGTTTGAAGGACCGACGCTCGGCGACGACATGGAGGAACCGTCCGTGTGGCTTACCGTCAAGCGCGTGGAGAGCCCGCACGGAAGTTCCGACGCCATGTTTCGTGTGTCCATCGCCAAGCTGCGCGCGCTCTGCAACATGGCGGAAGCGATGCACAAGGTTGGCGACCTCCAGTGGAAGGATGCGCTCGGTGAGAACGACGACGGGGGGTTGCAATGACCGATGACATCGTGGCGCGGCTGCGCGAGGTCGCTCGCAATGCCGAGCCGTGGGAAGTTGGGCTGCTCAAATCTGCCGCCAACGAGATCGAACGGCTGCGCGCGCGCGTCGCCGAGCTCGAAGCCGAGCGCGCGCCAGCACCCTGATCATTCCCAAGCGCCCCGGGCGGGGGAACACCCGCCCCCGCCTGGGGTTTCACAACCAGAGATTGGAGATGAGCGATGGGACGAAAGCCATTGGACAGCATCACCATTTGGACGCGGATTGATGTTCGCGGCGTTAATGAGTGCTGGAACTGGAAAGGAAAACTTGACCGTTTCGGATACGGCCATTTTCAAATCTCTCATCGTGATCTAAAGCCGCATCGGTTTGTCTGCGCACTGGTTCATGGCGAACGCGATTCCACTTGGTACGCGCTGCATTCCTGTGACAATCGCGCGTGCTGCAATCCGGCTCATCTTCGGTGGGGCAAGCCAAAAGAAAACACCCAAGACATGATGATTCGCGGCAGGCATGTCCGCCGCGGCCATCTGTCGGTGGACGATCACAACCTGATTAGGCTTCTCAATGAACGCGGATGCCGTCCGGCACTGATTGCCGAAGCGGTCGGGATCTCGTACGAACACGCGCGAAGGCTCAAGAACGATTTCCTAAATCCCCCCCCACACCCCCCCCTTGCGGGGGCTTGACAGGGCGGTTACGCTGGTGGCGTCGCGTAGCCAAACGCGAAGCGACGTCCGGTACCAGCGTAAACCGCTCCTGTCTGCGCCCGCCCGCCAGAGGGTCTACCGATGGACGAACGACACATGCAGACATGGCACGAGAAGAGAGAGGCGCTGTTCGCGGTGAATCTCCCGCACAGCGCGTTGAGCATCATCAATCAGCAGCTGCCATCGCTTGACTTCGATGTCGCGATGGAGGCGCTTGAGGTCTACGCGCAGAAGAGGCCGTACAAGGGCTTCTACATGCTGAAGTACATGGCGATCTACGAGAAGATCGAACAGGACCATCCGCGCGGGGGAGACAGGGCGCCTGAAAGCGCCCGTCCCCCCGCGAAAACGCTGCCTGACAATGGGTGGCAGCACGACAAACGCGCAGAGCGTGAGGCATACGAAGCGCTGCCGGACGAGGTCAAGGCCGACTGCCTGCGGAAGTACGGCGAGTACGGCTGGCGACCTGGGACGCGTCAGTGGCGGCTGCTTTGCCTCCGCGCGGCGGCGGGTCAGGATGTGGAGTGTTACCGCATCCACCCGTCGTTCGCGTCGCGGCAGTACGACCGTGAGCGCGACTTCAAGGCGAAGCAGGAGGAGATGGAGCGCACCGGCTATGTGCGCTTGATCGAAGCCCTGCGCGACGAGATCCGCAAGCTCGGGGGGCGCGTCGATGTCCGAGCGTGAATCCGACTTCGAGTGGAACGAGCGCCAGGAAGCCGCGGTGCGCGGGATGCAGCCGGAGCGGAGCATCGAGTTCCCAGATGGCCTGCACCGCGACTCACAGGTCGAGTGGTACAGGAAGGGTTGGCTGCGCGCGATGAACCGCGCGACCGATGCAAACCTGCTCGCGAACCGCGTCCTCGACATGCGCATCCTCGACAAGCATGTATGTCCGAAATGCTCCATGTGCGTCGTGTGCGACGCGATCAACCTCGCCCTTGAGATCGCCGGGAGGAACCGTGCACGCTGAACACGCAGAACTGATCTCGGCGCTTCGCCGCGAGAACCAGCGCTTGACCATCGAGAACGCCGAGATCGGTCACCTGCGCTCGATCATCGACGCCCAGGACGAATTGCTCAAGCAAGCCGCGAAGCTGCTTGCCGACTCGCAGCAGACCATGATTCGGCAGGCAAAGCTGATAGAAGAGGCGCTTAAATGCCCTTGAATAGCCGAGCGAAGGGCGCCGTGGGAGAGCGAGAGCTTGCCGACGAGCTAGTCAGGCTCGGCATGTTGGCGCGCCGTACGGTCCAGTACAGCGGGAAAAGCGGAGACGCTGCCGACCTGATCGTGGAGGGTTTGAGCATCCATGTCGAGTGCAAGCGAACCGAACAGATCCGCATGGACAAGTGGCTTGAACAGGTCGCGCGCGATTCGCATGGAAAGCCGTGGCTGATCTTCACGCGGCAGAGTCGGAGGCCATGGCTGGTCATCCAGACCATCGACCAGTGGGCAGCAGACAGCACCGCGGCGGCGTTCGCCAAGGCCCACAGGGCCGATCTGATGAGGGCTGCCGCCGATGCCACGCAAGCCGTTTGAACACGCGCCGCCTTTCAGCCGGCAGATGGCACAGAAGCCGAACAGGCTGACGGGCCAGCGATGGACCAACATGCGAAACCAATGGCTTCGGACGCACCCACAGTGCGTGCGGTGTGGCCGACCAGGCGAGGAGGTGCACCATGTGGTACCTCGTGTGGTCGCGCCCGAACGCACATTCGATGTGACCAATCTCGCGACGATGTGCCGTTCGTGCCATCACGCGCTGCATAACGATGCGTAAGGCGTCCGTTAGGTCCTCGATAAAAACCGCGTTTTTGGCTCAAAAATGAGGGTGGGGGAGGGGGGTAAAAACCTCGTTTTTAGCGTGCTATGGTAG